CTTAATACCCTTAGTAACAAAAGTAAAGTTAGGATGATCGCCATGCATTGCCTCCGCCTCACTGTAATCTACAAAGCGACGCTTTAGCACCCACTTCTGTCGCTGGATATTCTGCTCGTAAGCGTTAGTGATCATCACTTGATCGGCAGAATAAACAGGTGCTTGAAAGCCTGAGAGCACTTCGTCTAGTATTTCCTTAGTGGTGTAGCTACCTGTTTCGTTCATCACCTTAACCTTCTGAAACACCTCATTGTATTCAGCCCCCAAGTAGGTCACTGGATTCACCAGCATACCCATAGTAGCTAGTAGGAATGAGCTACGATAGTTAGAGTTAATAGACATCCATTCAAGAACGTCACGAGCCATATCAGACATCTCACGGTCAAGCTCTTGCGACTCATTCTGTGCAAACACTGACGGTAGAATGTACTGCGCGGTTATCTGCGCGTGCATTGCCATCGTATTCTTGCGGGCTTGTCCTCGTGTACCCCGCCACTTCCAGGCTTCGTTAGGGTTCTCAACAGACTCGTCAACAAACGAGTTAAATACTAGCTGGTCTTTATTCATTCGACCAATAACAGAGTAGTTATTAAGTTCAGTCCACTCACGATGTAGAATCTCATGCCCATCTTTGTACGCCTCTTTTACAAGCTTCGTTAGATCAATCACCTCGTTACTAGGCTGATAACCAGAAATGTTCTGCTTCTCTTTGTAGATATTGCCAATCATTTTCAAATACTATAGCACATGTCAAGTCTTACGCTTGGTTATTGTGGGCATAACAAATACACCTGATTGCTGTGGTGCTTGGAAGGTGCGATTGTAGCCTACGTATTGTGGCTTTGATATTGTTATTCCAGTAGAAATAGGACTAATAAGTGAAATGACACCGTACTTTACCGGATCAAGTAAGTGGTCAGGCGTTTTCTCTGGCTCTGGTAAATGGTTACCGTCTTTGTCTTGCGCCCACACATAGTTACGATACTCTTTAATCAAATTAAGAGAACGTTCAGTAACGCTGATCTTTTTATAGTTCTGCACTTGTGCTATCGCCCATTGGTTATACGTTTTGTATTTGCCAGTAGTCTCTTTCTTTTTTACAGCACCCACAATATTAACCCCATAGCTTTTCATTTCAGCAATACTTTTAGGTTCAGCGCTATCAGCCACAACTAGACATTGCTCTTCTTGATTTAAAATAAAGTCAGCCAACTGCTTATTGCTTTGCCCCTTCAGGTATAATAACTCATCTAAAACAAGCCCACCGTCGTACTCGTAAATATCAACAATACCAGACGGATCAACTGAATACCCGAAGTCAAGCGGCCTACGCACTAACTTTGCTTCATATGGCACTTCAGGAATAATGCGCCACCCGGTATAAATACGTCCTTCAATTTCTCCTAGCTTACCTTCACCATACACTGTCCACCAGCGCTTGTTGCTCATATGCGACTCTATTTCAGCAATCATCACTTGGTCAAGTGCTTCATTATCGCGGTACGTGAGTGGCGGGTAATTACCACCTTCACCCATAAAGTCTATATCGTCAGGACGCTCTAATAACATGCGTTCATAAAACCAAAAAGCACTTGACGGGTTCCAGTCAAGCCACACTATTTTACGGGTACGGGTTATAAGCTGATCAACAATCTCATACGACAAGTTGTTAGCCTCGTTTACATACAACACATCGCGTCTAGGGCCATGAGCCTTACCTACGGTATCAACAGAGATAAACTCTATCTTGCTACCTGTTTCAAACGTATATACTGCTCGTGGGTTTCGTACCCACCTATCTTCTTTCCAATACCCCTGCGCTCGCATTATCTTTTCAAAGTCAAGCATCGCGCCTCCCGATAGGTGGGGAAAAGATTCTGACACTACAGAGATGAGTTCATTATGGGTAGACTGTGCATAGTCAATAAGCCACACCAAAATACTAATAGTCTTAGACGCACTAGTACCGCCAGAGACAGCACGTATGCGCTTACGGAGTTTGAATATCTTTTTTGTCGCTGTTGTGTCGAGGAATTGATCCATCATGAATATTTACTACGTCCATACGTTTTTGTTTTACGATGACATTCTTTGCATAAAGTCCTTCCGTTATTTACATCATAAATCAAATCAGGAAATTGTTTATATGGTTTTATATGGTCGGCTTCCAAATTACCACCCTTACTATCACCACAAGTGCAACAAGTATATCTATCTCGTTCAAAAACAGATTTGCGCTTATTTTAACTCGAGACTCTTCTGTATGTTTCTTGCCTTTCCATGAGGAGACCTTACCTTTATTAGCTTCAGATAGCTTCTTTTTATGTTCTTCAGATTTTGGTTTACCTTTATTAAGATGTGGCATTACCTCAGCTTAACTTATCTTTTTTACTTAGTCCATTATAGATGGGTTGTGGTAACTCCTTACCCAGCGTAGTTACGTCAATATTATCCCCAAACTCTAAGCGTTTCTTGCGCTTAAGGTAGTCGATAGCGTTGTTGTACGACTCACCCATTTTTTTGTTTATGGTCTGCCGAGCTAATAAAATGGGGCGTTCGCGTAACCTTTGAACTCTGTCAAAAAACTCGGGGTCAGCAGAAAACCAATTATAAATAGTCTGTCTAGAAACGTCGCAATAATACGCCATTTCTTCAACGGTGCCGTCAAGTGCAGCCACCTCCTCGATCTTTACACGTAAGGCATCGGTCAATAAGGTCTCACGACCTCCTTTATGCTTTTTTCCAGGTAATTTCTTTGCCATTTTTCTTTATCGTAGCATTACCTGTGTAATCTACATAGCGTTGTACTATGACATCTACGTATTTAGGGTCTAGCTCCATGCCGTAGCAATGTCGGCCTGTTTTCTCTGCGGCTATAAGTGTTGAGCCTGAGCCTAGAAATACGTCAAGAATCAAAGCAATAGGGTCGGTTGTCTTCGTTATTGCTTCTACTGCCAACTCTACGGGTTTTTGTGTAGGGTGAACATAACTACCAGCAAAATCTTTTTGTAATTTCCACACGCTACCTATACGTTTGCCCTTTAATTCAGCACCACGGTTAGTTACTAAAGCAATTTCATAATCGGTTGAAAAAGTCTTTTTTAAATCACCAATACCTCCACCACCCTTATGCCAAACAACCATATTTGTGACCGGGCCAAATCCCTCCATTAGTGGAAGCCAACGATCAACTACTCGCCAAGTAGTCCATACAAATACCCAACCATTGCTGTAACTCGATACCGGCGCAATCCAATCTGATAAAAATTGTTCATCGTTCTCTAAAACATCAAACTTTTTTGTTTGTGTTCGCATATTAGACTGGTATTTGACACCATACGGCGGGTCGGTAAAAACCATGTCTGCTTTGTTTCCCTTCATAAGCCTCTCCACGTCCTCTAGCTTTGTACTATCTCCACACAACACTCTATGCTGCCCAAGCTCATACAAGTCCCCTAGCTGGCTCTGCGGTTCCTCGGGTACGTCCGGCACCTCATCATCAGCCTCGTCTGGCTCTATGATAAGGTCACTATCAAAACCCGTAAGGTCTAGCATCGGGGCCGATAGCTCTTTAAGCTCTTCAACCACCAGCGCCATGTCCCAGTCAGACTCGTTTAGCTTGTTATCGGCCAAGCGGTACGCCTTCGCTTGCTCTTCGGTTAGGTCTACCGTCTTCACCCACTCAGGCTTCACCGGCCACCCTAGTAGCTTCAGCGCCTCGTAGCGCCCGTGGCCTACGATGATGACACCTTGTGCGTCTACAACAATAGGCTGGTTCATACCGAACTCCTTGATAGAAGCAGCTACCTGCTCAATCTGTTTCTTAGGATGCTTCTTAGCATTCTTCTCGTAAGGTTTTATTTCCATACTAATATCTACTTTCTTCAAGCATACGGTCATAAGCACCTTCACTCTCCACATTACCTTCTAACAACTGCCCCTCACGCTTTGCCCACAATCTATTCTTGCGCTCTAGTGCGTCAGCTATAGCATGATAGCCATCAGCTGGTGACTCATCAGCTACCTCTACCACAATGATCTTAGTAGTTATCAAATGCGCTGCTACCGACACTGCATGTTCAACAGCCAATCGAACAGCCTTAGCGTTGTCTATGATAGTACTGTCTACCTCAAGCGTTTCAACACCAGCGTTCTCCTTGATCTGATTGTGTGGTGACACCAGCATGTCAGTCAAGATGTTAGTAGGCAGTGCTTCAGCAATCTCTTTAAGGCAGAGACCACCACCTTTTACATACCCTTCTTCAAGCGCACCCTTGCAAGCATACACAGCGTCTTCTACCTTTAGCTTCAAATACTTAGTCTCAGCATCTGATACCGCACCTACTCGTACCACCGCAATGGCAGACGCGAGTGAGGCTATTCGACGTTCTATAAGCTTCTTATGACTAGCCACCTTAGTCTCTTCAATCGCTACTCGCAAATCCTCAATTCGCTTTGCCACTGCCTCGCCCTTGTTACCTTTACCACCAATAGCGATAGCATCCTCACGAGCTTCAACGTCCTTCACAATCACCTTTTCAACAAAACCTAAGTCTTTCTCAGTGACTGACTTGATAGTGCGACCAGTGTCTTTGTTTACAAACGTAGCGTCAAAGTAAGCACATACATCTTCAAACTGCTCAGTCCGAAGTGACGGCACTTTAACTGGAAAGATAAAGTAATTATTTTTAGCAGCCTTTACAAACTCAATCAATACCTGATCTGAAAACGACGGAGCCAGTACAGCGAACTTCTTAGTACCAATCTTATTAAATAACCCGTTAGCCATTTCAGCTACCTCCGCTGCGTTATCAAGTGAATAGTTAGTTACAAGTACTGGAACGTCTTGCATTACCATCTCGTACCTCGCTGGGTTATTAACAAATGCTTTGTGTGGCACCTTAGCAGGGAAGCGCATACCTTTTATCACCTCATGCTCAATAACGCCCTTAAAGCCTTCCTGTACGTCCACAAAACCGTCTACACCTACCTCATAGACAATAGCAGCGATAGTTTTACCTAATTTCTCATCTTCAACCGACACTACCGCTATCTTCTCTAAGTCCTCGAGGCTCTCTACCTTAACTGCTCGCTTCTTTATTTCTTCAACTACCACCTTAGCCGCTTCCATCATATCCTTCCGCATCTGCATAACGTCGTTACTACTACTACCGATAGACGTAGCTGAGATGTTTTTATAGATCTTGTTTATCAAATAACCACCAAGCACAGTTGTTGTGGTAGTAGCGTCACCAGCACGCTCGTTAGTACGCTTGCACGCTTCTTTGAAAGACTGCGCTACCTGTTGCTCAAATTCATTCTTAGGCTCAATACATTCAGCAATAGTCACACCGTCGTTAGTAATTCGTGGACTACCGCCGTATATGCCATAGAGAAGCGCATTACCTCCCTTTGGCCCCAGTGTTAGCTTTACTGCATCGTAGATAGCGTTTACACCAGCAACGATGTATTTATTTGCCTTTTCCCCGATTGCTACTTTCGTTGTTTTCATTGAAATAATTTATAGCTGATTTATGTAACTCACCGCGCATGGGCCGTGGTTGATCTGCTATTGGTTGGTAGTCACTTGCTTCTACCTCTACCCCCCAGACAGTCTGTCCATGACTTAGCTTGAGCTTTAACAGCTCCTCGGTTGTACCCACAATAATAGCATCTTTCTTCTCAGTAGTTTTCCCCAGGTCGCTCTCCACCAGCAGCTCTAATTCCTCACGGGAGCCGACCGTGTTTGCTTGATATGTTTTCATGGCAAAAGTGTACCACACTACTACTCATACCCTCCATAAACTGCCTTAAAAAGTGATCACTCTATATATAGGTTGGGACAAATCTTTTCAACTCCACGCCATACTGTAAATATATTATTTTTATACTTTTTTATTTTTTTTTAAAATAGTTAAATTATTTGTCCCAAGTG